CGTGTCGCCCATATCGTCCCAATCGTCTATTACATCGCGGGTGAAGTCGTAGACGGTATCATACATATCCTCATAGGCTTTTTTTTGCGCTTTGGCTAACTCTTCTTGGGCCTTTTCCTGTTTTTTTATTAAGTCTTCTTGTTCTTTATCAATATCAGAAAAGAAATCTTCAAGTGCATTATCAACGGCTGCCGTTTTTCGTTCTTGTGCCGAAATGTAATTGTCAACATCTTTTTCATAAATTTCAAAAAACTGATCTGCATATAATTGATGCAGTTTTTTTTCTGAAATAAGCCCGGCTTCTACAAGCTTTTTTCGTTCTTCGTGCTTTTCATCGAGTTTTTCAAGTTCATAATCAAAAGTTGATAGGGTTGCCTTTTTATATTCCTCGTTGAAAGCTTCAAGGGATCGTAGTTGATCTTCTGTTATTTTTGCAAGTTCTTTAGGTACCGTTTCTCCAGTTGAAACTGCGGCGTCATGGACATCATTGAACGAATCCCGAATCGCATTGCCAGGCAACGGTCTCTCTAATAAATCAGCGATATCTTTTACCGCTTCGATTACCGTTTGATTTGCGATTTCAGTTTCTGATAAAATCGTGTCCGCAAAACCTGTCAATCCTTCTGGCAATGATATGTCAGGAAGTTTCGGTATTTTGTTGTAAAGTTCAACGATATATTCAAGCGATTTAATTGGGCCAGCAACGAGAACACCGGCTAATTCCCATGCGGCGGCGTTAAGGCTGGCGAAGATTAAAGCGACCGATTTCCCCGATAACTCAAATGTTCTTGAAAAAAGAGTTACCGCATCAACCGCCGCTGATATCCCATAGACAAAGCCGCTTGAGCCTGTTATTGACACAACTAAATCCATCATATCTTCTGCAAGCGTCGAGATTAGTGGTGCCAGCTCTGCAACAGCTACTTGCATCCTCATACTTAAAACATCAGATAGGGCATCAATTTGATGTTTTGCTTCTTTAGATTGCTTAACAAGATCGGCATCCATGACAAGGCCCAACTCATGCGCCTTTTTTGTCATGTTCTCAAGCGAATCAGCGCCTGCATTTATAAGCGATGTGAATTGTTCGCCGCCCTGTCCCCCGAAAATTTCATCGGCAATGCGCAACTTTGCAGCTTGGCCTAATCCTTCCATTCGCTTTACAACTTCTTGTAATAGTCCAGGAGTGTCATTCAGTAGCGCATTTAAATCTTTTTGCTTGAATCCGAGTCTTTCAATTGCTTCTTTGCCAGGGCCAGCACCTGTTTTTGCGAACTCTTCAAACCTCAGCGTCATTTCTTTTATGCCGTCGGTTATGGCGTCCTGTGTTATCCCGTGTTGCTTTGCCGCGTAGGATAGTTCTTGATACGCTTTTGTTGAGATTCCCGCCATATTGGCGTTCCTCTCCATCTTATATGTTGACTCAAGGGTTTGATTTATCACATACCCCATGCCAGCGGCGCCAGCCACAAGACCCATAGCTGTGTTTAACTTCGTCATGGCGCCTGTCAAAAGGCTAATTTTTTCTTGCGACCGATGAATGGCACTGGTCATCTTTTCCGCTTCTTTTGCGGAATAGCCCATCTGAATAGCCATGTTTTTTGTTTCTTTTGCAGATAGTCCAGCTGATCGAGATATGTTCCGGAGAGAACCTTCGGCTTGCTTGTACGCCTGGTTTCTGAGCATTTTTTCGTTTAAACCGGCAAACTCTTTTTCTGTCATCCCCACCTGTCGGGCTACATCAGATAGTCCGTCTGAAATTGCCTTTGCAGATGTTTTGAATTGAGAATCTGTGGTTTTGGCCGAGTTGGAGAGCTGCATCAAACCAGTGTTGATATCAGATATCCCGCGTTTTGCACGTGTTCCTGTGATGCCGTCACCGAGAGCTTTCCCGATGTCTGCACCGGCTTTTGTAGCGGAAGAACGGACAGATGTCATGTCTTGTTGAAATTGTGTCTTATCTGCCCGGACTTCAACATAAATCCCCCCTATGTTCGTGGCCATATCATTTCCTTCTCTCGTTTTTCTGCTGACTTATAAAATGCCGACCCAACATCACAACTTTTTCAAAACAATCTTGCCTATATTCTACATCAAAAAGATCCATGGCCGCATGGATAGCTAATTGATTTAACGCTACAGCGCCACACATCCCCACAATAAGTTGATCCTGGACTGCAAGATATATCTTTTCCGCATCTTCATTTTCCGTCAATATTTCAGGGAGACATTTCTTGCAATCCATGTAATCAAACTTATCACCTTTTAACTTTTTACATCGCTCGCAGTCGGGCTTTTCTTTGAGCCGGGTGATCCTGTCAATGAGGTTTTTTTTACACGGGCGATTCTGTTCTCCTCATCTTCATTGAGCTTATCAAGGCAATCCGATACAAACCTTGCAAAACCAACGTTATTTTGCATAAGGAAAACTTTTGTTTCTGTATCACAAACAAGTTCTTTGCCGTCATCATCTACAAGCCCGCTCCATTCTGCGATAGAGTATTCCCACAACATTTCAGAAAACAGATCGTCTTTGGTGTCTGTGTATTCAAAACGTTGACCATGTTTGTACTCAACCTTTTTTTTTACGCATTTTTTTTGAATCTCAGATCGTTTTGCCTGGTTGACCGCCCTGATCCTGATCTCGCCAGACTCTGGATCGTTCTTATCAAATTTAAACCACACGCCCGGGTTCGGGTCTTTTGTCGAAAAAACTGTTGTCATAAATATTCACTCCCGCTCCCATGATAAAAAATAAGGCCGGGTCCGGTGGGGAACAGTCACCGGATCGCCATGGCTGCCCCGGCCAAATTATTTAGACAAGCACCATTACGCCTGATACTTTGCCTGTAAAATTAATCGTACCAAGGCCAGATTTGTCCATTCCGACGTTAAACGCTGTGATTGTCACAGAGGATAGTTTCGTGGGCGCCCCGGTTGTCAGATTTGGGCTAAAATACCCAGTAGTCTGGCAGGGTTCCCAATAGCTCGTGTTGTCAACATAAAGCCGAAGATTACTCAAATCTGAATTGTAAAGATTAGCCTGCTGTAGCGCCTGCTGCCCTGTTACATCCGTGGGTTCATAATGCCCGTTGAAAGATATTGACCCGCCATCTTTCATGCCATACTCAAACTGTTTCCATGTGTCACCAAAGGCAGATGCGTCAAACTCTTCAACCTGGATACCGTCAAGCGACCATGCACCCATGCCGACGATGGCATCTGACCCAAGACTGACTTTGCCATCTTTTCCTATTACAGCCATTTTGATTCTCCTATTTTACAATTAAAAAATAATGTCATTAAGACATATTCGCTGTCATTTTTTTGCATATTTGATGCAGCGATTTGTTGACCTGCATCGTTGCCAAATGGCCTACTTCGATACTCGTATCAACAAATATCTCAACCCCGGCTTGCCTTGCTTTCGAACAAAAATTTATATCCTCTCCCACCGGTTTACCGTTACTTGACCCGAACTCAAACCATGGTGGGTTGACTTTCAAGAAAACATCCATATCGAATAGCAGACACCCGGTACCAGTCGCATCTACCGGGATAAGATCACCGGAATACATTTCATCCTCAGAAACCGATTGATATTTTCCAATCTTCCCTCTCAAAAAAATCGGGTCAAATGGCATCCAACGGCGGTGAACCCGTACCCCGCAAACATCTTCTTTGTGCGACAAAAGCTTTGTCAGAGTATCTGCCGGGTAAACCTGATCTGTGTCGAGCATCAAAAGGTGACTGCACCCCTCATCAAGAGCTTGTTGTACAAGGCTGTTCCGAGCATCGGCAAGAGATCCTGTCCATGGCCCGTGTGGAAACTGAGGGACAAGCAAAGTGTACTGATCAGGTTTGTCCATACAAGCATACGAGGTGAAAAACTGCACCGGCACCCGGTCATCAACCAACGGAAAACCGATTGCTACCCCGCCATTTTTTCGCGCTCTTTTCCGCTGATAGTATGTTCGTTTGTCATGAATACATCTCTCATCTGAATAGCTTACAACGTAAAAGTTGTCTACTGGCCCATGATTTACGGGGTGGTAATGCTTTACAATCGCATCTTCGGCAAACACCCACAAATCATTTTCAGACGCAACATCGAAAAGCTCATCATCGCACCAGCAATGCTGATATTCTTCCGGGAAAAACACACCGTCTGGCAGGATATCAAGCATCTTTTTGTGCGCCATCCAGTGCGCTTTCGGGTTTCCTGGCTCGGTGTTAAGACCAACAACGCCCCATCCCTGTTCGAGTTTATCAACTGCCACCTCAAGCGCGATGTCAAAACCGTCAACAAGCTCTGTATCGTCCCCTAAAAATATGATCCATTCCCGGGTTGCTTCTTTTGTGAGAAGGTTTACCATTCTCGGGCAACCGATTCTATCCACATCAACTGCCGAAACGATCTCCGCACCAGGAAGGTTTTTCTTGACGGATTCAATACACCTATCTGCTGATTCTGGCCGGACAACCGGTATAATCACGCTTATCTTATCTGTTATCATTTTTGCTCCCTTTGCCGCAGTGTTAAATCCGCATGGATTCATGTTTTTTTCCAAGTTGCGCTATACTCAACAATCGCACGAAAAATCTCATTTTGTGCTCCATCTCTGACCATTTGCTGGTTAACCCGCTCCATTACTACCGGAGTATATCCCGTTGCCGTTAACCTCGCGTCATCATACACTGCCAGCAATTTATCATAAGCCGCCAGCCTTAAGGAATTAGTAGCCGCGTAAATGTCAAACTGTACCAGTAGAATTTCATAGTATTCACCGGCCAACATATAATCCGGTCGCCCGGTAATTACCTGATAAACTCCATACGTCATCGTTGACGCCTGAGGTGCCAACTCAAGATACATCCCGCCTGGTAGCGCGGCTTTTAAGTCGGTATCGCTATTATATGCGGCATATATTGATGTTAAGAGTTGTTGCATTTACTTCGCTCCGAACGCGGCTCGTGCTGCCGAAATATTCTTATCAAGTGCAGGTCTCAAAAACGGATGAGCCGGTGCCGGTCTCGGTCCGCCGTGTCCATATTCTACAATTCCAGCGTGCGGCGCTGTAGCCTGCACAATCCAGCCGCCGTCCTCAAACTTAGATTTTTTTGCCTTGATTGATTTTTTCAGATTCCCGGTGACGACGTTGACACTGGCCCTGGCATCCGATGCAATTTGCCGGGCTATCTCTTCTGCGTTTTCGTTGATGTGGTCCGATAAAAGATTATCCAGCTTTTTAAAATCAAAACTAACCTCTGCTGTCATTACACCGCCTCCCGGCATAAAAGCACCATATACTGATCCCGCTTGCCGTCTTCAATGTCGATTATGTCATAATTTGTCCCGCCATAGACCACCCGGTGTTTTCTCGTCATACTGCCCCACCGCCGAACTTTCAACTTAAACTGTTCTTTTTCTGACACCCGACTCGCTTCGATTCGTTCCAGGCCTTTTAGCGGGATGTACTGAGCCCATTTAGGCGACCCGGCAACATCAGAGTAAGATTCAATTGATGCGCCCATACCGTCTTCCGTTACAGTCAACGCCTGTATTGCTATTTTTTGATCAAGCCTGGCAGAAATTACCATTATTTCCTCCAGACCCGGTATTGAGTGAGCATATTGTGTATGGCGTCATCTCGATATTTTGCGTATCCCTCATGCATCCCGCCATACATAGACTCAACCAGCATTTTTAATACCAGCTTAATTCGCTCTGGCACGTTTGCAGTGTAGTTGGTTGACTCTCCGGAATCATCCGGCGCATACCCGCAGATATACTTGATCTCGATGGGGTAGTCCTCGTTGTTCAAGGTTGCCGACGGCCAGGTCTTGTTATG